GAAAAGATTCAGGATCCATTTCCACTTTCCTGGTGTAAGCATTAACACGCCAACGGATGCAGACTAGGTTTCCAGACCAGTCGCTCAACGTAAACATGAATGGGCGACACGGCCAGAACTGGCGGTCTACTCCATAACTTCCCCAGGGATCTAGACCCGTGGTTTCTGTGTCGATTGCAAAGATATTATTTTCGTAAGGATTGAATGCGGACGGAACATCTAGCTCTACGTTACCGATCCAATGTGGTTTCCTTACTACGAATTTAGAGGACATGGCTTTCCTTGAATAAATTGGTAGAAATAAAAGACCCCCTCCCGAAGAAGGGGGCCGAGCGCCATGCCCTATACTGGAATTAATTTGTCAGATGAAACCTTGTACTTCTTGGCTCCAACCTTGACAGTTACTTTACCCGTTTCGTAATCAATCGCAAAGACTTTACCCTTGAGAGTTTTACCTTTGACTTTGATTTTCACGGCCATGCCAACTTCAATGTCAACTTCATCGTCATCATCGTCATCATCATCATCGTCATCATCGCCGGAATCTTTTGCTGCTGCATCACGCAGCATTTTACGAAGCTCGTCATCATCCGTTTGTGCGGAGATACGTGAAACGCCACAATTAGTGCGGACCAACTTCTTCAAAGCCTTGCGATCCATTGCTGTGAATTCGTCACCATCTTCATCGTCATCGTCATCATCATCGTCATCGTCACCATCTTCATCGTCATCATCATCGTCATCATCATCGTCATCATCATCATCTTCATCATCGTCATCATCTACAATGGCTATGGTTTTCTTGGCTTTCTTGGTGGTAGTTTTGGTAGACTTAGCACCTGAAGCGGTGACTTCCAATGCATCTTCGTCCCACCAGGATTCGACCATGCGACCATCGCCTGCCAAGTAGCGAACAAAGTATTGGTTCTTGCCATTGAGGCGTTCGCAACGAGCGATAACTGTTCCGTTTTCTGCTGATCCGGTGAGGGTGACTTTAGCGCCGAGCTTGAAAGTAAATGTCATTTTGTATTCCTTAAAAAATTTTTATTAATGTGGGGTTTCTGCTACTAGTACGCTAGTCGCTAGAATGGTGGTTCGTTCGCGTCTTCAAGAATTGCCTTGCGAATTTGATCGTCGGACCAAGACTTTTTAACCTTGACAGTCAGCTTGCCCTTTTTGATGTACGCTTTTAATTCTTTTCGATCCAAAGTTAAAAGATGATCGCCGACTGTGTCGTCTTCTTCTTCTTCATCATCTTCTTCTTCTTCTTCTTCATCATCATCATCACCAACGGCTCCGGCAATTTCTTCACGAATTTGTTTTTCAGACCAAGACTTTTTAACCTTGATAGACAAGTCGTTTTCCTTGATAAACGCTTTCAAAGCCTTGCGGTCCATATCTTCAAGGTCAACGCTGTCGTCGTCGTCTTCGTCGCCAAGACCAATTTCTTCAGAGGTCATGCCGTCCATATATTTATCAAAGTTGTAGTTGGTGTACTCGCCAACCTTGCACTTGAACTTGATAATATAATCGCCCTTATCAATTTCCTTGATAATACCTTCAAGAACTTTTTCGCTGAGATCGTCAACGTCAAAGCCAAGCTTGTTCAGGATACGGTACAGATGCTTGATGCGATCTTCTTCAAAAGAATACCAGATGGAAATCGTACCACCCATATCTTTTTCATCAAGATTATCACCACCGACGGCAATCTCAAAAACCATCTGTGGTCCGTTGGATGCATCAACGCCCTTTAGCGATTTGATCACGCCAAGGTACGTTCCTTGCTCCAGGTCCAGATTGTTGAATGCGCCGTCATCGTCGGCATACGATTCATTGCCTTTTTTAAAGGCGTTCTTCGGAATTTTAATTCCTAGTCCCATAGATTTCTCCTTCAAGAGTTAGGGTCATGGCTTGCCAGCTACTTGCTGGACTTTTTCTTCAGTGTGATTTTCTTTTTCTTTTTCAAGCTAGGTGCATTCTCATCCTGGAGTGCAGATGTCTTGATTTGTTTGTTTTTGAAAGCGGTGAGTAAATTGTCGTACGATTCACGGGACGATTTACCCATGGAAACGGAAGTAATCCTATCTCCGGCCGTCGCTGCTTTGCCACCCTTACGGATAAAGTTTTCTTCGCAACGACAACCGCCGAACATTGCTTGCGACCCATCAAGAAACAGGATTCGCTCATCGTCAATGTATGCGTAGTTGGCTATGATATCCACTAGCGCGGAAACAACTTCCATCGCGCCGTTTGCCATTGTTGGTTGGATTCTATCAATGGTGCGACCATCGCGCAATTCAACTTCTTTTTCTTTATCATGACTTAGGAAAATAACACCCATATCTAAATCAATTAATCGCATGACTTGGGTATAAAGCATTTCTTTGATTCGGTCCCATGTCTTACCGTAGTCATTGTTTTCTGTTGGATGTTCAATCATATCTGCAGCGCATACTTTCTGCAGCGCATACTTATACGCAAGGTCCATCGTGTCAACAACGACAGTCTTATAGCCATGTCCGCCAGCTTCCAACAAATCAACGTATCCGACAAAGTGGTCCCAGTCTGGTACGCGCCGCGCTTTGGTGCGCAATGCTTTCGTCCCAGGTTCCAGAGACATAATAAACACGTCTGGAAATCGTGCAGCAAGTGCAGTCTTTCCGATTTTCTTTGCACCATAAATTAAGATGCTATAGTCAGACAAAGTTTGTGACGGAATATTAAACTCAGTCGGCAATGTTAATACCAAGGCTTTCGCCTTTGTTTTTCTCGCCTTTTTCTTTGACTCTGATTTTCTCAAATTTACTTTGACCACGGTAGTTCCTTTCGGGGTTATCTACTATACAAGGTTTTTATTTATCGCAAGCCCTTTTATATGGACTAGTATCGCCCTTTGTGCAGAACGGGACATAACTGCATGGCCCCCATTTATGTTCGCAAGCGCCGTGATTATATAGTGGGTCGCGTTCTTTGACGCCAATAGTTTCACACCATTCTACATAGGAAACTGCTAAGCAATCCAACCTGCGCAAACTGTAGGCAATTTCTTTTCTTGTGAATCTTAAGTCTAATCGTTGAAAATAAAACTCTGGACGACTATCTATATCTTCAGATATACGGGTCAAGAAATCCTTAAGACTTTCCTTCACCTTGCGCTTCAGTTGGGGCTTGCGTACTAGGTTGAAAATGCATCCAGCTGGGTCAAGATTATCGACAGACATCGCTGCAAGATATCCGCCAACCTGTAGATCTATCTCCAGGGAAGATAAATAGCTGTCAGACCAGCGTGCTTTGAATTTCGTTTCCAATAACCATTGGCGTTTCTTACGCATAACTCCACCATCGTAGTAGCCTTTAAACGGAATTCCGGATGGCAGTGTTATTAGGAACTCATCTTCCACATGTGTGAATTCATAAGCGCAATCTTCTTTGTAGTAGTGTTGAATGTATTTCGTATTCAGTACACTAGTCACGCCTAGTTGATTTTGGAAATCTTCAAACTTAACACCAGCGATCGGATGTTCGTGGAATTCCTCTTCCTTATCTCCACAGAAATCTGCAACAATATCTATCAAGCCGTCTAGTGGTGCATCTGGCTCGTCTCGCATTTCCAAATATATTTCCTGGAGACAGTCATGATTTAAGTTGCCGATCCAAAACACGTTTTTCGTGTAGTTCGGCCGGAGCCCTACAATATAATGTAGACGGGCTGATTCCCTACAAGTTAGCCATTTATTAATTGCAGAAATTGAGACGCCCATTGTTCTCGGGTCGTATGGTGTGCGTTCAAATTTGTCTGCATCAATAAAACTTGGGCACGAGATTCCTTTTGGGATCTTCATGCCTTTGGGTTTCGTTAGTATTAATTTCATTCCCATCAAAATTCTCCTAATACATATAAGCCAATACCGACAGCGTCGAATTCATGGCTTGCTTTGGTACTTAACTTTTCGCCGCGTCGTTCTAATCTTTTTTCTACGCGCCGCTTGATAACGTCTTTCTTTACTTGACCTTTCCAGTCAATAATCCTGACGGGTCCACAGATTAAATTATTTTTATTTGCGACCACCCCGATTATTATGCCGCTAATAGTTGTCAGCTTAATTATGTCTTGTCTGGCGTCTTCCATTCCTCCCAGGGACTGTGGAAGTTCGTAATAGAATCCAGATAACTTTTCGTAGTCTTCTAGAATCTCAGATAGTTTCTTTGCTATATGCTGGGACTTTGCGAACCAGGAATTTGCATTGCTGGAGATGCTACCACTAGCTAAGAGTTTCGTTTCCCGCCAGATGGCATATCCAGTCCCGCCTATGCCTGGGTCAACTGATAGCCAAGCTCCGGAGAGTGTGGATTCTGGCCATGAGAAATTTCGCGTCGCAACTTTTGTCTTGGAGCGCTTCGACAACGTCTTCTTCAATGGTGTCTTCTGTGACAAAGTCAATGTAGAGAAGCGGGTTTTTCTTTTCGACATCTACAATCCTATCTTCGCTTTGAGCGCGGTCTTCCAACGAATAACTGTTACTGAAATAGATTGCAGTATCGGCAGCGGATAATCGTAGTCCAAATCTTCCAAGGCGTTGCTGAATGAGGACAACTCGACATTTGCCTGCTTGAAAGCTTTTGATAATTTTTCTACGCTTATCCTGCTTTGTACCACCGAGCATGTAATCGCATTTAACTCCAGCTTTCTCAAGGATATCGGCGGCCTTGGTAAGTTCGGAATTAAAGGCAAACCACACGACAATCTGTTCAGCTGGTAGATCCTTACACACAATATCCACAAGGGCTTTATACTTCCATGATTCAACCTCTTCTTCAGGAAGAAATCCTCCGCATAAACGCCGAAGCCAAGAAGCAATAACCATCGCATACTTTGTTTCACCATCGTCTCCTTTCATTCCTGGAATTTCCCAGTCTTTTAATATCTTATCGTAAATTCTTTGTTCTCTGGGATTTAATGGGGCAGACCGTTTCTGGTAGATCTTAGTTTCTCCAAGGCCAGCTTGCTTCCTGGTGAGAACATACGCCAGCCTATGAAACTCGCGCTTGAATTTTGCTAGTTCCTTAGGTTTAAATACGAAATCGTATCCGTACTTATTTGAGACACGTCTCTGCCACTTATAGAAATTGGAGAGGCCCATGCAAAAGCCATCCCCGAGAAATTGTAGTTGTGTAAATAGATCAAAATAAGATTGCGGGACTGGTAGTCCACTGAGGCATACCTTCAACGGAACAGTTTCGCATATCCGCATCAATGCTTTTGTTACGCCAGCTCTGTGATTCTTTAATGCGGTGGATTCGTCGCACACTATGCAATCAAGTTCGGCTGCACCTATAACACTGCTGAGCCTATCAATGCTTTCGTAGTTCATCAGATACGCTATGTTCTTCAAGTGTTTCGTTGAGCGTATTAGGATTTCCCTGTCCTGCAGGGACCAACTCGTAAGGTCGTAAGCGCGGATGCCTTCGTCAGCTAATTCTTCCTGCCAACCGATTAACACTGTCTTCGGGGCGATAATCATTGTCCGGCTTGCACCTTTCAACTTCAACCACCTAAGCGTGACCAGACTTTTCCCCAGGCGCATTTCCATCGCTAGGAACATTGAGTCTTCGTCTTTGAATTTTTCTAGACCTTCTTGTTGATACGGTCTTAATGTTTTACGCATGGAGAGAATCTACGTAAATGTATTTTAGATTCTCGCCTTCTTTTGAAATCATTACAGCGTCGGATGTTTCGTACACGTGAGATACGGAACCACTAACGGAACCATTTTCTTCAACCTTCAAATGTTTTGGTGGGAAGAAAGTGAAACTGATTTGAATTGTTCGTCCGTCGCATGGTCCACCGATTAATTCAGCTGTCGCCATTGTTTCTCTCTATCGGTTCTTCAAACTGCGTTCGCGGTGCTGGACCGCATCGGGTTTCAACTACTTTCCCATCCTTTCCAAACATTGGAATGGGAATGAAAGGGGGCTCACTCTGACAGGCAAAGTCACCACGGTTGTTTCGGTTACGGTACATGCTGATGTATCGCCTGTACTCGGTACTAGATTTAGGAAATTCAGTAGTCATTACTTCTGCTAGATCTTCATCATTCAAATGGGCTTGCATTTGATTATTGAATAAAGAAACTGCAAATTGACCAACTGTCAATCCGGATTCCTTCCCATAACTAATTCCGTCACCTGCCATCGTAAACCCCTTCTTTCAAAAACCGATTAATCGTTGCTTTTGTTTTTCTTGTTTTTCTTTGCCTTCAAAGATTTATTCTTCTTAGGCGCAGGTTCAGAAGTGGCCGAAGATTTTGCTTCGGAGTTTGCTTCCCGCAAAGAAACTTTCGCATCCTTGCGTTCCTGCATCAGCTCGCGCTTTTCCGCAACCAATGTCTTGGTCTTTTCGCGGGATGCAACGATTGCTTCCTTTTGTTTCACGATGGCCTTTTCAGCCTTTTCAACGGTGCGTTCTGCCGCACGTACATTCTTATTGTTTGCCATAGTTTTCTCCTTATGGGCTTGTGGATATAAATTGTGGCCAACTTGTTCATGGTACGACCATGTCGGTTGGCCATTGTGGACTGATAAACTACACTGGCGGCACAGCATTACAAGGTGGAGTTTTCCTTCAACTGTTTTGTTTCCAGAATATTCGTAGATCGCGCTCGTTTCTACACACCCTTCTTCGTGAGTATAGGACAAAGACTTCGGAGGAGTTGGAAATTGAGCCACCTCTCCATCGAGCGGTCCTTCCTTGAATATTATTCTACAGATCGGCACGGAAACTCAAAGCTATTGGGAATCGTGGTATTCCGTCTGCAGTCTTTTCTTGATATTTGACAGTGATCATCTTACCTATGTAGTCCTCGTGAGAGTCCCATATCCAATGCTTCTGGGTCATGGTTCCTGGGGAAGTTACACGGAAGGTTCGGTTGTTTACTTCACACACCAGGATGGCCGCGCCTTCGAATTTGCCCTTACCTTCTTCAATAGCGATAACTGCGAATTCCTC